GAGCGGGGGTTGTCCCCTCAAATAAATTCACTCCATTATAAGCTTGAGACCCCACTGCGTCCATTAACTTACGCTTCTGTTCTTTAAGTTTATCGTTCTGTTTATTATTAAAAGCATTGCGCTGCAGTCGCGTGACAACAGGATCAGCCGGCGCTTGCGTCTCTACAAGGGGCGTACCCACAACTCCACGAGCTACTTCGGATATAATATTAGAGAGAATGCCCTCATCCAATATTACTTCTTTTACACATTCTTTTATAAGAGGTTTTAGTATCTTCTTTAATTCTGACTTTTTCATCTAACACCCGATAACACCTTCCAACGACTTAGTTTAGTTGTGGTAGATAAAATATTTTGCATCTCGCGTACGCATTCTGCCACCAACTCTTCATGTGCTTCGCCCATATTTTCGGGAGGCTTCTTCCCAATAATCTTTTCAATCTCTGCTGCATCATAGCCGCGGCGTTGCATCTGCCGAGCCAACAAGTTCGTGACCGACTTTCTAAGCTTATTAAACTTTTTGGGATCATCAAAGATTCCCTGGAGCGCTGGGTCTTTATCCAAAAGCTGCTGGTTGTCCGATACGAATCGAGAAATAATCTTCCCGATGATGGTGTCAGCAGCCTTATTGACCCCCTTTCCCACACCGCGGATGTCGCCGCGGCGCTGGGCTTTCCCGGCTGCCTTGGCCTGCCGGAGTTCAAAGCCAGCCTTGTGATATTTCTCAAACTGAGGTGAAGTTTTAATATAATCCATTAGCTGCTTAAGCTCTTCAGGCGCGATCGTGTCTAGGGTTTCGTGCCATCCGCTAAACCGCTTTCTTAAAAATTTCCTAAACTTTTCCGGGTCAGGCTGATTTGCAACTCCATGGAGGCCTAGCACATACTCGGCGCCCTTTGCCTTGGTTGCATCCGAAGCCTTTGGGGCCGTAATGTTTCTCAACGACCCAAAGATAGAACTCTTGAGTCGGGATATATCCGTGGCCTCTTCAAGTCGGTTGGCCTCTAGCAACGTCATGGCAGACTGCAGGAATCCTTTATCAAGAAGATACTGAACTCCTTCCGCAACAGGAATCTTTCGCTGTTGCAAATACTGAGCGATCCTCTTGGCTATCTGCTGAGCAGATTGCTGCGACATACCAATCTTCTGAAGTTGTCCTACAAGTGGTGCTTCCTTTTGTCCTCCGGCGCGCTGCTGCTGGGGATTCTTCCCCGGGCCGACCTTAAGTTGAGGCTGCACCTTGGTTAGGGAAAGAGGGGTTTCCTTGGGAATGGCCGGCTTGTCCTCATCTTCCGGAGGCGGAGGGGTAACCCCATCTTCCGGTGGGGGAGTTTCCTCGGGAGGCGGAGCGCCTGGCGTTTCTTCAGGTTCAGGCATGGCCGGGGGCCTTCCTCGGCGCCGAGCGCCAGGGCCGAGCATCTTCTTAAACGCATCGCGCCAGCCTTCTCGCACCAAATCTTGTGCTAGCCGCACGATCTCTTTTTCAGTTAAGTCGGCAGCCACAGTTCTTATTCCCCTATTATTTCATTCAACAAATTAACAATCTTGTTCTTACGTATCACGTTTTCGTTCATTAACTTGTTCTCAGAAAGGCTCATAAAGGCATTCGGGGTCGATGGCTCCGAAACAATATCAAAACAGATCAATTGGAAGTCATCCTCCACAATCGTCTTGCCCTGCTGTTCTGTAACCGACCCCATCCCACGAGAGGAGATACCGATCTTTACTCCGGAGTCGACGAGTGAACGAAGAATCTGCCCGGAAGGTGTATTAAGAACTTTAGCTTTGCCCATGACATCTGCACCATCCATCCACACCTCGGTGATCATGTGAGACACATTGGCCAGATTAATGATAGAAGACTCTGGGTGATCTAACTCTCCGAGAGCACGATTATCATTCACCACATCCCCATACTTCTTTACTTCTCGCGCAAGAATGGCAGCTGGATAGACACGGCCATTGCCGTTCTGGCAATCGGCTTCCTGGAGCTTACCGGTAAGCATCATACCACCATCACGAACGAAGTTCTTCTCGGCTTCCGTCAGAAGATCCTGACAGACGCCGCCTTCGCATAGTTCATAATATTCTCGGAGAAGTTGGGCCATTGTATTACCTATTTTTTGTCTACGCTTCCCACCACCGGTCCGAAGGGCCCGGATCTCGATACGCCGGGTCGCGCTGCGGCGGGGGTCGATAGCCTGGATTCGGATGATGATTATCTAACTCTTGCGCGTCGACGGGGCGATCGAACCAAGACTCGGTTCCGGTGCCGTGTCTTACGCCCACCATGATTCTTCCCGGTTGTTTACCCTTTTGTACTGCAAAGCTGTCGCCGCGTTTAACCAATACATCACCGTTCATATCTTTCAATCCTTCCCCTTGGGCGATATAGTGATGAACGCCGGCTACCTCTTCCAATACAGAGCCATCGTTGCGATTAACTGTCTCATTCAAGAAGTATCTTGGGTCTATTCTTTTTACGTTCTTTCTGCGTGCCATTATCTTATTCCTTTAAAGTAGTCAACTGCCGGAGCAGCAACGACGAACTGGTTGAATCATCCATTTTTTCATTTGTCTTCTCCTTTGTGAACCAATCTGATTCCGTAATCCTCGACCAACATACTTAAAAAGTACGAAGTTCCAGCACTGATGCAGCCACACATAAACGCGGTTACTGCACCTGAACCAAAACTAAATAGTTCAGTATATGGACTTACGCCCCAAAGAAACACCCCAACCCAAAATCCCATACATAAATGGCAATGAAACAAACGGCCGAAGCCGCCCCATGCCTTGCAAGGTGGTCGGATCTTATTGAAAATGTGGCCGTGGATTATAATGAATGTCATGCCATAAGCGGCAAGTATAAAATATATTAATTCCATTTAATATCGGTAGCGTAACGGATAGTAATAATACCCAGGACGCATAGATCCCTTCTCCGCATATTGCGGGACTTCCCCGTACTCCGTAGAATCGCGATCGTCCGGGTGAGTATACATATCTTCGAGTTCTTTCTCGTATTCGTCAGCTACGCGTTCGGCGGACGCCTCGTGCTTTATAAATTCGGCAATTACAAAAACGGCCGCCTGGAGAGAATTAATTTCTTTGCTGGGATAAACGGCGCCCTCCAGAGAGCGAAAAATATTGCCACCCTGGATGGTCGACCGGTCGATGACCCCTTTATCTGATAATAACTCCAACAGCCTATTTTGGTAGTCGTAGACATCTTCGGTGGCAGTCGTCTTAGGAAACGTAACAATTTTCATTTTGTCAGGGATCACGGCAATATCGATCTTTTTGTGATCCATAACCAACAAGGAGCCATCCAAAGCCTTGCGGGCATTTAACTCTACAGTGGCTTGGGGGCCCCCAATTTTTATTTTAAGCATGGTTTGACAGTTCCCGTACTAATTCTTGAGTCTTCAAAATTTTTGTCAGGTCTGCGCCATCAAACTCTCGCTTTCTAAAACCGTCCAGGTAATTAACCACCTCCTTCGACTTTTCACGAATAAGGGTATCAGCGCTGTCATTATCAACTGTGACACTAATTAAACTTTTAAGTCTTGTGATTTCTTCGTTGAGATAGACGCGCAATTCAAAACCCTCATCCGCAAAGGATGTAATATATTTATTAAGAAAGTCTTTTTGTTCCTGTAATAATTTATCATATTTTTGGTTAAACTTCTTAATAAAGGAATGATAAGTTAAATTGTCAACTGACTTCAGATTTTCAATGTCAGAGGGCGCTTGGCGACACATTCTGTCTACTAAGGCCTGCTCAAACAAAACCTTCTGCTTTACTGGGGACTTAGAGCCAAATACCGAATTAATAGATGCCAATGTTTTAAAATTGGGAACGAAGTTGGACCACACTTCTGGCCCGAGCTTCTTGTTAATGGATGCGATCACTCGCGACTGGGCATCAAAAAGCGATTTCTCGTTTAAAGCGTGGTGAGCAACCTTAGTTTCTTGGAGAAGGCGCTCCGCCAACGTGTCTTTAATATTCTGGGTTTCTAACAAAATATTATACAAACCCAGTTCTGCGGAAAGGAGCGACTCCTTCGCGAAGTGCTCTTTAAGAATGGTCAGGGTTCTCGCTTTTCTTCCATTATCCCTACTTAAAACAGCTTGAGTAAATTCCTTTACCAGAGCCTCGTAGATAAATGCTGTATTACGTTTCTTGTTGTGTTTCATCCTTTTGCGCCTCTTTGCTTTCTAATTGTTTAATAAGCTTGCGTATGTTGGTTGTACTTTCAAGCAATATCACCTCGTCTTTAGTATAAATAGATGCGTCGTTCTCTTCTAGACTAACTAACGCTCTAAGATCTGGCATTCCTACGCGCCCAACCGAATGACCCTGTCGCGATCGATTCTGGCTACTATAGGTAATATTCTCTGGCGCGACCATGCTTCTAAGGTTGCGGCGACGGGGACCGGGATTGTTGGACCGACGACCATCAGCGCGAGAATCTTTCCTATGATATTTGCGCCCATTGGTATAATAACTAGTATGTTGCGAATCGTCTTCTCTGCGTGCGGGGGCGGTCAAAAGCGGTGATTCCTCACCTCCTTCTGCGCCTTCGCCGCCCATCTCTTCACCGCCCATATCGCCCATGTCACCCATGTCGCCACCCATATCGCCTAAGTCTCCACCCATACCTCCGCCCATTTCTTCGGCGGCTGCCTGTTCTTGAACGCCTTCAAGGGCCTGCTGGTATTTCTTGTCGTAGAACGACTCACGCTGGTTGCGGAGGAACTCTTCGTCAGACATCCCTAAGATATTTTGTGAAAGCCATCGCTTACTGTATACGCCTTCGGGGACTGCGTTTGCAATATCAAACTTGGTTCTCATGTATTCCAATTGCTGTAATTCTGCAAGTCTTGATGGATTATTAAGTTTCAGTTTGAAGCTCACCAAATCTTCCCCTCTAAACCCGAGGGTATAAAGATGAACCACTGCGATCTTTTCAAGCTCGGACAAGAGAGACCGCTGCAGCCTTTGAATGGTCCGCGCAAAGCGAATGTCTTTCTGAGCCAATGTGGTCTTGTCTTCTGTATCTCCCTCTAAATTAGTTAGGTATGACTGAGGAACCTTGAGCGCTGAGAAGAGTTTGTCCCGCAAATATTTAACATCCTCAATATCGTCCAAAGACTTGGCGCCAGGCAACGACGTAATGTCCGACCCGACTCCGCCACGCATTGGAATGAAATAATCTTCTTCTAACGAGAGGGGGTTGTATCGCAGATCTACGCGGCCCGTTGCGGAATTAACCATTTGGTTGCGCTTCATCTCGGTTTTAACTTTTTCCATATACTGAGGCACATCTTGAGGGGGGATATTTCCCACATCAATCTTAAAGACACGCCGCTCGGGAGCACGGACAACGCGATAGGCTATCATAGCATCCTCGATTAAAACAAGCTGCCTCCAGATACGTCGGGCCGGATCTAGGACCGACGTGCCATAGGGGGTATAACGATCGTTCCCCAGGATACGAAGATGGGCAACTTGCCAATCTTCGAACGTCATGCCTGCACCATTCCACTGGAACTGAACATAATTAGGGTTGGTGGGGTCTTGCCCTTCCAGGCGTTCGATCTCCTGGGCGGGCAAACCAATAACCGACTTAACACCAATCTTCTCATCGATATCTAAATAAAGAAAAAAGTCTCCGAACTTGCACATAGAGCGCGCCCACCCAAAACAATTAAACTCAATATTGAGGGCATCAAAAAAGAGAGATTCTAGAATAGTTTTAATTTCTAAATTAAGACAATCTACGTTGAGAAGCTTATCAAACTCATTAGAAGTTGTCATCTCATCCGCATAGATATCAATAGCTGACGCAATCTCAGGCATGTACTCCATCTGATCAAAATCTTGATACCGTTCGCCACGGTTTTGACTTCGCATCGCATGCGATGAAAGAATGTTATAATTCTGAGAGAGGTTATCGGTGGCGCGCTTAAACTCTTGGCCGCTCATCGAGCGGAATCGATGTCGATATTTATCTAGATCGTTGCGTCTTTCCTGCCGCGCAATTTGAGCTCGGTAGTTTACAATGGGGCCCGAAAATAATCTTGTAAGTCTCTTAAATAAAGGAGAATCAGGATTTCTCGGGTTACTTCCTCTTTTTGGTGCCATGGGTTATCCTTTTATCAAAGCCATATATTGTTCATTATACTGTGCAGCAGCATGAGCTGATTGCGATTCTTTCGTCATCTTGTGTCCCCTCTGGCCAGGAATAGTGGTAGAGATTCCAGTGTGCGATGTAGAAATAGAAGACAGAAACTGCTTACTGTACTCGATGCCCTTCTGGCTTTCTACAATCACAGTATCTCGTACCCAGCATCCAATTGCAAACGATATAACCAAATCATCATTATAACTTCTCATTGCTTCTGGTCGCCCATTGTGCCAAATAAATGTTTTCATCTCGGATAGAAGGCGGTTTGAATTAATTTTAATTAGTTTGTTTCTCATAAACTCTTCCATCTTAGCCACGATAAGGGGACGTGTCTTAGAAGAGGTTGTGAAGCCTGGAATAGCATTCGTTTGCCATTGTGCCGTGAGGGGGTCCACATATTGATGATCGCCTTTAGTAGAATGATATATGTTAGGATACCCTTTATCTAACAGTTTTTTAAGTACTGCGTAGCCTATATTGTTGTTTTCTATCACCAACATAGGATTTCCATACTCGCGGGCGACATTATAGAGAATATCGGCGAACTCATCGGGGTTCGGTTTCCCTACGTATTCGGCAACAACCTCTAATGATTCTAGCTCAAATATATGAAATGCACTATTATCTTTGCCATCTCCTCTTGCAACATCTGCCACAATAAGATGAGGTTTCTCGGGATCGAAACGCTTCCAAATCCAGTAGTTTCGATCAAACCCTGTTCTATATTCAGGTGCTACCACTCTCTCCAGGTACCAATTCAAATCGTCAGGATGGACGACAGTTTCACCTGAAACATTGAAGTTGCACTCAAGCTCCTGTGCAATCTGTCGCTTAGACATGTTCATGGTTTCTTTTTCAAACCAAGCTTGGTCACGATCGGGGTGAGCATCCCACATTAAAGTGGTCATATAAAAGTCATTGGTGGAGTTCTCGGCCTCAACACACGTTTGATGAAACCAGTTGCCTACTCCATTGGGCGTTGAGAGTGCAATACAGCGGCCGCCCGTTGACAGAGTGGGATAAAGAGCTGTCCACAGGTATCCTAGTTTTTCGACGTGCGCGGCCTCGTCAATTACCAAAAGTGACAGTGCCTCTGAACGACCAACATCTCCGGAAGTTGAAGCGGCCTTAATCTGAGAGCCATTCGATAGCTCGAAGGATGTTCGATTATCAACAATGATTTGAGAAATCTGCATCCAATCTGGCAAATGTTTAATTATTGCTTTTACTTTTCTTACCAGGTTGGTGGCTGTTTGTAATTTGGTGGCAACAACAAGAATATTTTTATCACGATGGAA